TCCACTACAAGAAATTCATAAGATGGGTGCAGGCAAGTTTGAAGATGAAATTGAAAGCATGATTGAAAAGTGTCTCACGTTCGTTAAAAAACAATTTAAAGCAACAACCAAAAAAACTCTTGCAACTAAAGAAGCCAAAAGAACATTAAAGAATGGTAAGACGGTTAAGGATTTCGATGTTTTGATTCAACCAGTTTCTCGCTTTAGAACTTCAGTTACGGCTCACAAGTGCTATGAACTTACAGGTATCCCAGAAGCAGAAGAATATAAGAGTGAGATTATCGCTCAATACGATAAGTATCATAGCAAGCTCTTTAAGAACAAGAAGAAAGCAGAAGAAGCTCCTAAGCGAGTTGCATGAGTGTTCAATTAACTAAGAAGGAAGTTGTAAAAGAAATAATTAAATGCGGGAAAGACCCCATTTATTTTATCAATAACTTTGTCAAAATTTCCCATCCAGTTCAAGGACTTATTAGTTTTAAACTTTATCCATTCCAAGAAGATTGTATAAAACAATTTCAAGACTACAGATTTAATATTGTACTTAAAGCTCGTCAGATGGGTCTTTCGACTGCAACTGCGGGCTTTATTCTTTGGATGGTGTTATTCCACAGAGAAAAGACTGTCTTATCTGTTGCCACGCAATTAAACGTTGCCGTTGGCATGGTTAAGAAGGTTAAGTTAATGTATAACAACCTCCCTGATTGGATGAAGATTGCTAAGGTTAAGAATGACAACAAGAGTACTCTTGAATTGAATAATGGCTCTTGGGTCAAGGCAGCGTCCACGACTGGCGACTCTGGTCGTTCCGAAGCTCTTTCTTTGCTTATTGTTGACGAAGCTGGCATCATTCAAGGTATGGATGAAATGTGGGCTGGTATTTATCCCACAATTGCCACTGGTGGTCGCTGTATTGCTGTATCAACTCCTAAGGGTGTTGGCAACTGGTTTCACAAGACTTATACTGATGCAGAGATGGGCAAAAATAATTTTAATCCTATCAAATTAAATTGGGATGCGCATCCAGACAGAGATCAGAAATGGTGGGAAGAAAACACCAAAAATCTTAGCGCCAAAGATATTGCACAAGAATATGAATGTTCTTTTAACTTTTCTGGTAATACTATCGTTGATGGTACGATTTTGCAAGAAATGAAAGACGGAACCTCAAAGCCAATAAGAAGAGGTGGCTTTGATGGAAATTTATGGATTTTTAAAGAACCAGAACCGGGAAGAAGATATTTGCTCTCCGCTGACGTTGCTCGTGGAGATTCGGAAGACAATTCAGCTTTTCACATTTATGATGTTGATTCTATGGAGCAAGTAGCAGAATATCAAGGTAAATTAACCCCAGAAGCATATGCAGAATTATTGTTTGAAACATCAAAAGATTATGGGTTTTGTTTAACGATTGTAGAGAACAATTCATTTGGCTATGGAGTTCTAGAAAAACTCAAATCAATGAGACACCCAGCCATTTATCACCATAAAAAATCAAGTTACGATTTTATTGAGCCAATGACAGCATCATATGATTCTAGTGCTGTTCCTGGGTTTTCAACAAACGTTAAAATGCGCCCTCTTGCCATTGCTAAAATGGAAGAATTTTTAAGAACAAAATCTGTAAAAATCAATTCCGAAAGACTAATTAATGAGTTAGAAACATTTGTTTGGAGCAATGGAAAAGCGGAGGCAATTAAAGGTTGTAATGATGATTTAGTAATGTCCCTTGCTATTGCCTGTTGGGTAAGAGAAGGGGCCTTAATAATTTCTCAAAGAGATGTACAATATCGTCAAGCATTCATAACAGGATTAACGGTTGGCGGTAGAACATTTGAGTCATCAATACCAGGAATGCCTCAACACGCTAAGGCCGAAAATAGAAAAAAGTGGGCAGAAGCCTATAACAATGCAAGAGAATTTTCTTGGTTAAAGTGAGAATAAAACATGGCAAATAAAGCAGATCAAAGAAACAATCCTAAGAATAATGCATCACCACTTTTTAAAAGACTCACAAAACTATTTTCTGGTCCTATTGTCAATTTTAGAGCGCAAAAACCAACAAGAGAAAGAAAATATCAATTAGATAAATATGCTAGTCGTTTTAATTCTTTACAGGGTCTATCATACAAGAAAAACGTCTACAACCCATTTGACTCACTGCGCTCTGGAAACATGGCAATCCAAAGCCGTGCGGAAAGATATGTTGACTTTGAACAAATGGAATTTTATCCAGAGTTGGCATCTGCTCTTGATGTTTATGCAGACGAAATGACGACCTTTACAGAGGTTTCAAAACTATTAAAGATTGATTGCCATAACGAAGAAATCAAAAACATTATTGACACTTTATTCTATAAAACACTAAATATTGAATCAAACCTCTTTAACTGGGCAAGAACAATGTGTAAGTATGGAGATTTCTTTCTGTATCTTGATACAGATGAAGTCTTGGGTGTTAAATCAGCAATCGGTCTTCCTTCTCAAGAAATTGAGAGATTAGAAGGTGAAGATCAAACTAATCCGAATTATATTCAGTTCCAGTGGAATGCTGGTGGTTTAACTTTTGAGAACTGGCAGATTGCTCACTTTCGTGTACTGGGTAATGATAAGTATTCTCCCTATGGTACATCAGTATTAGATCCAGCAAGAAGAATTTGGAGACAATTAATTCTTGTAGAAGATGCAATGATGGCAGCGCGTGTTATTCGTGCTCCAGATAGAAAAGTATTTGAGATCGACGTTTCTGGTATTCCTCCAGAAGATGTTGAACAATACATGCAGAGAGTTATTACTCAACTCAAAAGACATCAAGTTGTAGATGATACAACAGGACAAGTAGATCTTCGTTATAATCCTCTAAGTGTGGAAGAAGATTATTATCTTCCTGTTCGTGCTGGTTCTGCATCAAAAATTACTCCACTTGCCGGTCAAAAAGGTATTGACTCAATTGATGATATTAAATACCTAAAAGATAAATTGTTTGCGGCGATCAAGATTCCAAAAGCTTATCTATCTCAATCAGATCAAGGCGGGGAAGATAAATCAACACTTGCTCAAAAAGATATTCGTTTTGCTAGAACAATTCAAAGATTACAAAGAGCAATGCTTTCAGAGATGGAAAAAATTGGTATTGTTCACCTTTATACTCTTGGATTTAGAGGCGATGATTTAATTTCATTTAAACTTACTCTAAACAACCCTTCTCGTATTGCTCAAATGCAAGAACTAGAGGGATTAAGTCAAAAACTTGATGTTGCTTCAAAAGCATTAGGAGCAAACTTTTTCTCTCGTCAATATGTTTCAAAGAATATATTTGGCATGTCTGACGAAGATTTTGAGAAGATTGAAAGACAACGTTTCTACGACAAAAGAGTCGATGCTGCTCTCGAAGCATCTGCCCAAGATACTCCAACGGCTGGAGATATGAGTGGACTTGGAGCGCCAGCAGGATTGGAAACTCCAACAGGAGGAGCAGAAGCAGCACTCCCAACGGAAGCCCCAGGAGGTTTAGGAGCAGGCTTGACCCCTCCAGCACCTGAAGGAACAGCGCCAGAGGGCGGAGAAGCTCCACCAGCAGGTGAAGCAGGAGCAGAAGCGCCTCCAGCCCCAGGTGAAGAAGGAGGGTCTGCATTATTGGCAGCGCCACCATCAACAGCACCAGCCAAAAGAGATAGTGTTGTAGCAAGGGACGATAAAGACAAGCCAGTTAAAATTGAATATGCCGATGGAGCGTACATAACTCTTGGTTCAAAGGGCAAAAAATATAAACCAGTTGATGATGACAAAAGAGAAGATCGCGGACCATTTACAAGACATGTTAAATCTTTATGGGGAAGTCAAGCGTATGGTAAGAACTCCAAGAGAAATACTTTTGGATTTGGATATGTTACATCAGATCGTTTAGCAAAAGGTATTGCAGAGTCAATTGATACTAATTATAATAAGTCAGCCGAGGATCAATTAAATAAACTTGACCGGGATTTAGAAACCATAATGGAAGAGTAAAAATGAAGATAAGCCACAATAAAAAAAGAAATACATTGTTTTTATACGAAGCTCTTGTAAGAGAGTATACAAAAGCAAAATTAGATAATGATCCAAGAAAATTACAAGAGATTCGTAATTTATTTGTGGAATATTTTTCAGAAGGAAAAGTTCTTAAAGAAGAACTAAAAATCTATAAAGCGGTTCTTGAAACAAAAAATGTAGATAAAGAATTAGCAGAAAGAATCTTATCAGAAGCGAAAAGAATGTATGCTGGTCTTGGAATGGATAAAGTATTCCAACAACAAAGCTCTTTGATCGCTAAAGTTAATCGTTCGTTAACTCCTAAGTTCTTTGCAAATTATGTTCCAAACTATAAAGATATTGCTACTCTTCAACAAATCTTTGGAGAAAAAGTTTCCATTCCAGCAAGAATGTTGATGGAGAGACAAGCGATTGAGAAGATGACAGTTGGTGAACAAACATTAGATCAAATTAATGAGAAAATTGATAAGTATGTTGTTCATAGTTATTTAAATGCTTTTAACAAAAAATACTCTGATCTATTAGAAAACCAGAAGTCTTTATTGAAGAAATATATGACTGCAACAGAAGATGATAATACCGACTTTGTTGTATTTCTAAACGAAGAATTACAAAATATTTCTTCTAAACTTAACACTGCCCATAATGTTGCAGAAATCAAAGAAGATAAAGAAATTCTAAAGAAATTAGTCGAAGTCAAAAAGAGATTTACCGCTCTCAAAGATGAAGAAATTGACGAGAAGTATCTACAAAAGATCCTTAAATTCCAAAAGCTCGTTAATGAACTAGAGAACTAAAATATGGCAATAACTATTAAAATAACAGATAATGAAGTTACAGCTGCTGGTGTTAGTCCAGAAGATATTGGAACACCTATAGGTGCAACTGAAGAACCAAAGAAAGAAGAAATTAAAATTATCTTTGGACCAAGGTTCTTAAAAGTTAAACTTAATATAAGAAAAACTTTGGACAATAATATTGTTATTTACGATCATCCTTTGATTGATATAGTTATTATTCCATCAAAAAATAAGATATTCACAATTCCAAAAGATAATATAACTTCTGATACATACCCTGCTCAAAATAGATATTTTAAGTTCTTAGACACCAAAGGAGTTTTGGTTAAAGGAACAATTAGAAGTGGAGCAATTATTAATTCATTAGAATCGTTTTATCCACCAAATGATAAGATTGATGTAATGCAGGTTATAATTCTTTTGACCAAAAGATTCCTAGAAAAAGAAATGGAATTTATTGATATAGCAAAGAATTATGAAGAAAATGTTGAAGATATGTTTGTAAATCCGGACGAAGAGGACACAACAGAATTAGGTGAAGTTCCACAGAAACCAAGAAAGGGACATGTAAACATTTATCAAACCGCCTACGGTATTCTTTATAGGGTATAAGGTGATGGATGGCTGGAATTCCTACTATTAAAAAAGCGATTAGTTTAGTTGGTATTTCATCTGCTACTAATTTAAAAATTTATCCATCTGGATCTTCCGTTATTTCACCAGGAACAGATGGTTATGTATTACAATCGGATTCTACCTCTGTAACGGGATTTTCTTGGGTTTCTGCGAGTGGTGGTGGCGAAGGCGGTGCGCCATCTGGTCCTGCTGGCGGTGATTTAGCAGGAACGTATCCAAACCCAACACTAGCAGAAATTGTGACAGCAGCAACATCCGGCTCTGCCACAAGAGTACCTGTAGTTACAATTGACAGGAAAGGTAGAGTTACAGGCTTATCAGAAACAGTAATTTCTATAACAACATCTTCTGTGTCTGGTTTAGGAAATGTAGCTGGGTTGAATTTTGATACAGATACAACATTAGCTGCAAGCAGTGACAGTAGAATCGCAACACAAAGAGCAACAAAAACTTACGCCGATACAAAAGTAGCTAAAGCTGGCGATACAATGACCGGCGATTTGACAATTTCTAATGATAAATCGCTATTGATGACAGAGGGTTCGTTTTATAATCTTACAAGAGCTATGCCAACAGCAACTGGCAGTACTGTAGAAATAGGAACTATTTCAAACAGTAATTTTGCGGCGAATTGTGAATTATGGTATAATGTACATAGCTCTGGTTTTGCTCAATCAAAGCGTTATTTTTTCCCATTATCGTATAACGCCACAAATGGTGCTTGGCAGAAATTATTTCCAGCTTCAACAACTGGACAATATTCTGGAGAAGATGCAGATATTGACATAAATGTTTTAAATTTGACGGCTTCTCTGCGCGTTAGAAGAACTTCTTATGCTGTCTATCCGAATGCTACGATAGATCTGGTTATTTTTATAAATGGTTCTAATACAACATTTACTCCTGCTTCTGCCAGCGCAACTGGTGCTGCAACTCCAACCGCTGTATATCCTGTAAAAGCAGAGGGACAACTTACAGATTATTTAGGAGCTGGTTTATCTACTGTTCCAATTACAAATCGTTCGTTAATTATGGCGAACACAATGGTTACGGACGCAGGTTCTTATACTCTAAACAGCTGGAACGGTACAGGCGTAAGAGTTCCAATTTATTCTTCTTGTCCTTCAAATAATGGTGGTGCAACTCCGGCAGTTTCACAGCCAGCATTAGTTTTAGCCAGACAAGGCGTTAATGGAGTTGCTTATGGAAACTTTGCAGAATTCAAAATAAGGCGTTGGGAAGCAAGTGGGGCTAATGCTAGAACTGGCATGGATATAGCACTTACTCACGGTAACGGTGATGCTGCTGGTACAAATATTATGACCTTGCAGTCAAATGGAAACGTGGGAATTGGAACTTTGACTCCAACTGCTGTTTTACATTTAAAAGCAGGAACAGCAACAGCAAATACAGCACCATTTAAATTTACAAAAGGTACAAACCTAACAGCACCAGAAGCAGGAGCCGTTGAGTTCAGTGGCGATAATCTATATTTAACTATTACAAGTAGCACAGCAAGAAAAGAAATTACATTAAGTGATGGTCTAACATTCGGACAAATTCCTTTTACAACAGGAAGTGGTAGGTTGGCAGGAAGCTCTGCTTTGACATATACAGCAAGTAATTCAACTTTAAATATGTCTTTCAATCAAAGTGCAAGAACAGCAATGATTGTTACAAACAACAGCACAAATGCTGCTGGTGAAGCTGGATTTTCTGGTGTAACAACTGCGGGGACAGCTTTCTTCGGGATGGGAAGTAGTGCAAGCTCAAAATCCGCTGGTATTTTAATTT